CGTTGCCATTAATAGCATTACGCTGCCTTTTGTGGAGAACGAGAGCCGCGCCAAAGCGGTGAAAGACCAGATCGACGCCATTTATCAGCAAACCGGCGTGCGCCCGCTCTCTGAACACCTTGAAACGATGACCACTTTGGTCTCCCTTCTGAACTGCTGGATTTCATTTCGGAAGGGATATTTTTCAGCTGCAGTTCCCTCGCCACGCTTTGTTATGTGCCAGTACATCTTTCTTCGTCTGGCGGTCCATAACCTCGATGTCGTGATCAGTCAGGTAGATTGGCTTCACCCAGTCACATGCAGTATCAACCACCACCGGGACGCTTCCACGATTCACGCAGCTCGCGATTAACATCGTCATCAGGCATGCGGTTAACACTCTGCTGTACATTACTGGCCTCTTTAATGGCTTCTACCCGGCGTTCTGCTACTGCCTCTTTGGCGGAAGCCTTATCTTCCGTTCGCTGCTGATCGGCTTTGGCTTCTGCTTTGCTGGTGCCGCGTGAATGACCGATACCGAAAGCAGCTGCGATAGCACCAATTACAGCAACCGCGATGGTTATAACTAACTGAACTGTTCCCATATCAACCTCACACTAATGCGATTTTGGCTTTCCCGAAACGAGTCCTACGGTCTTCAAGTCCGTTCGTGCCGCCATTGATAATCTTTGTCACCTGAACCAGGTCGCCGGAATGCTTCAGGCATCCCTTAGTAGCGAAAAACCACGCCGCGCTTCTGGCGGCGTAAACGTCTTCAGCCAGCAACTCTGGCTGCTTAACCAGATCCACCTTCAGGCCGTTGCCACAATCACGATAATTGTTCAGACCCGTAATCTGGATAAGACCGCGACCACGGTATAACCAGCCATCGCCGGGGGCATTGTTCCCCATGCGTTTGCTATATACCAGGTTCGCAATGGCACGCTGACGCTCAATCGGTAGAGTACGCTCTTCAGAACGACGGCCAAGTGAGTTAGCCTGGTCAGCAGTGAGGCGTCCTGCGCGGATGAAGTTAATGAGGCCCGCGATGCGATAGTTGAAACTCTCCACCAGCAATGTGAAACCAGCTGATTCATGCCCTACTTGAGCAATAAACATCGCCTGGTCTACAGGATTGGTGATCTCGAACTCTTTCATCGCGCCAGAGATTGCCTGAAACCAACGCGTAGCTAACTCGGCGCTGATATTAGCCGCCTGTTGAAATTTTTTTAGATTCATAAGAACACTCTGTGCACAACCGCCAGAATTAATAGGTTAAAAAAAGTACAAAAAGGATGCAATAAAATGTGACCTAGATCACAATCCACCTCAAATAATGACCTGCGCCTTTACTGGCTTTAAAGAGTTGAAGTGATGTCGCTTCAGCTCTTTTTTTTAATCCATTATTGGTTTTAGTAATCTTGCCAGATTACCGCGAGCCCAAAGCACGGCGGCGCAAATCAGGACGTTCACCAGTACCACAAACCAGTGTGATTCATGGTACAGGCCGAACAGGTAACGAAAAGGGACGCTGGCGTATACCAGCACAGTGAAATAAGCCATCAGTGATATCAGAGGGCGATGTCTCGCCCCACCGCGCTGGTAGAACATTAGAGCAACGACGATCACTCCACTGATAAGAGCATTCGCCACCGCACTCGGATCACTTGTTACCATTGCTGGTCCCTCCTCCGCGTAAGCGAGAAAGAATTCCAAACAGGCTGCCCAAATCCTGACTGTTGACGAACGTCAGCAGCTTAATAGCAATAGCGGCTACGATAACCGCCCCCAGCGCATCAAGTGGCCTGTCGCTATAACCCGTCCATTTGGAGAAGTAAGAGCCAAGCAGAGGCGCGCCGATAACGCCAAAGATGAATGATGTGATGAAGTATCCAACCAGCTTAAGCCGGGTGATGTTTACCGCCGTTGCAACATAAAAAACAGCGCCTGCAAATGCACCAAACACCACTCCGTAATCAATGCCGGTTGCCAGGCCAAACATGCTGGCCCCCATCAGACCACCAGCGGCTACCGTAGTGCCAGAAACAGGATCGGACATTAAGACCCCTCGTATTGCTGTGAGTCCTCTCAGAAATGAGGGGATATTTTGTGCTGTTATAGTGAAAGGGACGGGGCAGATGCCCCGTCGTGAGATCAGTCACGCCAGCCCATTGCCGGTGCAACATGCTGCAAAATGGACTCGATAACGTGCAC